CATAAAGACTTGCTCATAGGTCTCTCTTGATTGAGATACACCAGCTTCAATTCCGTTGACCATGTAAATCGAGCCACCGTTCGCACCGGCACCTCGCATAATATCGTCTTGATACTTTCCAATTTCTGTGGAGTCATAAAATGTCATTTTATTATTATCAAGGTCAGAGATATTGCTTTGAACTTGTGACAACTGGCGATCAATTGAATTTCCACTTAAATTATCGCCTAGACTGGCTTGCACTCGCCCATTAACATGGTCAGTAACCACTTTAAAGACTCTGGTTTGGTAGTGATAATTTCGGTCTCCTCTGTGGATTGAAACAGTATTTCCGATTGAATCGCTCCCTAGAATTTCGGTGCTGAATTGAACCAATGGTCGGCAATAATAAGAAAGTTGGTCATAGGTCTTTTGCAAAAGTTCATTTGCATCTTCAACATCATCAAAAACAACCACTGTTTTACGTGGCAACATTTTACCGTTTGACGGAATGCCGTATTCTTTTGTCATTTCTGGATATTCTATCCAATTTTGACCTTTCGGCTTATCCAGCGGTTTTCCGTTAGACTTCTTCCATTCAACGTCTGAGAACTCAATTCTTCGCCCATAACCGTCGCCAACTTCTTCTCCTTTCCCACGTCCAATTAGAGCAGTAACAATATTTGTACGGTCTTGTTGGTGGACGATTTTCAGAACGTCCTCACCATATTCAAATCGTTTATTGGTTATTTTCCCAATTTGGTTATAACAGTTAATGATTTTTTTCGTAATCTTGTTACCTGTAATTTCAATTGAAAATGTGAACTCAGAACCCAACTCTTGCAAAGCTTTGAGCGCTTCACGCATGGAAGTATAGTAGAAAGTACTGGAAACTGTTTTAATTGGTTCACAGACACCCAATACCCAGTCACAACCTGAATCAGATAAAAGCTGATTAATCACATAAGAAAAAGACCTATTTTTAGGTCTTATATCTTTGATGATAAAATTATCTAGTTCATCGACGGCAAAATTTATCGCTTCAAATGAAAGTAAATTATCTTCATCTTTTGCGGTTAAAATTCGGTATAAAGAAAAATCTTTGCCTTTAGTATTATTCACTGCAATATAGCTGGCATCTTTGATTGTTCCATCAAAAGGTAAAGAAACTGAAAGGGTATCATTCATCAGTTCAGAAGCGTTGGTTGTGATTTCTTTTGTCTGAACACATTCTATAAACTCGTTAGAATCGTAACTTTTGATGACTTGTTGCATCTTATCTAAAAATAAGATATTACTCACTAAAGTACCGCCTTTCTATATTGAATCGTTAACTCATAGTTTGAACTTGAAAAATCTGTTCCAGTTGTCAATCTAATATTTTTAAAATCAGAATCAAGGTCTAAGAGATTATTGTTTACTCTTTCATTAAGAAAAGTATTGCCTGATTGAAAATCAAATTCCAACAAGTCTCCTTTTTTAGCCTGTGATGATTTCAAGCGATACTTTCCATCAGTCGCAAGTAATCCCCCTGTCAGTAATTTAAATGACAGCCTATCTGGTTTAACTGGATAAGGTAAAACTTCAATCACTTTATTTTTTACACTTTGGGTTTTTCCGTGTTTAAATGGATTACTACAAAGGACAGTAAAACTTGAAATGATTGAATTAGTATCTCCTGGCACATTGTCTGCAGTTTGGAAACGTCCATAAAAAGTATATTCCAAATCATCATGAAAAATAATAGGGACATCTTCTTGACGAATCAAGTAAGCTTTTAAGGTATCAAACTTTTCTTGTAGTGCTCGAGGGTCCCTATCCTCAAGCTTGTATTTTATAGTCAACTCCCGAGGAGGATATTTAACATTGGTTATCACTCCTCCCACTTGCATTTCTTGTGACTCAAAGGTGAGAGAATACATCTCTCGTCCCTCAACCGTCAAAGTCTGATAACCTTCTATGAGTTCTTCTAACCAAGTCCCATCATAACTCATGGCACTGGTTGGAATAAAAGGAAGGTTGCGATAATGCTTCCGTTTTGTCGTATCTCTAAACTTGTACATTTCTACCTCCTAAAATCCCATATTTAAGTTAATTTCTTGACCTTGTGCACTAGAAATGTCATCCACAAAGGCTTTAAAGTTCTGGTTACCAAGCTTCACATTGAATAAAGCCGGCTGTTTGCCCTGGTTAAGGTTCACATCATGCGAAACTTGGCTACTGATTGAGCGATTAGCTGCCGCAACATTTGCCCCGATATCCACAGAATAGTCAGAATTAATTGCATTGGCAATCATGTCCCCCATTCCCGAAACATTGGATTGAACATCACGGAAACCACCGGTTAAACCAGAATTCAAACCATTCATAATGGCATTACCAGCGGGAGTTAAAAGTTTTCTATCCTTACGGATTGGTCCTTTATGCTCACGAATCCAATCACCAATTCCACTGATAAATTTCATACCCTCTTCCCATTTTTGCTTGAGTCCTTTGACAAATCCGTCAATGATAGCTTTACCAATATCTAATAAGTTGATGTTTTTGAGATTATTAAAAGTTGTTTTTACGTTATCAATCAAATCGTTAACGCTTTGTTTCAAACCATCCCAAATTCCTTTGAGACCGTTGACTATGCCGTTCCACAAATCAATGGTGCCTTGTTTAAGGTTTTCCCAACCTTGTTTTACACCATCAACAATAGCGTTTGCAGAGTCGACAACCCACTGTTTAAATGCTGCCCATGTATCCTTGACCCATTGGACAGTTGCATTCCATAAATCAATTGTTCCTTGTTTGAAGGAATTCCATCCGCTTACAATTCCGTCAACAATAGACTTGGCCATATTAATGACCCATGTTGTGAAAGCTCCCCAAAGACTTTGGATTGTGTCTACAACTGTTGACCATATATTAGAAACAGTTTGTCCCCAAGCGGTAAAGAAACCAACGATAATTTGGACATAAGTAGTTACTAATGTTTGGATATTAGTAAATAATGTTTGCCAAAGCATCGCAAAATCTTCTTTGAATTGGTTAAAGTCCCCAGTGATTAAATCAATGAGTAACAAAACTGGACCCATAACGACTGTCTTAATAATCTCCCAAGCTGAACTAAAGATAGTTTTAACTTGATCCCATAATCCACTAAAAAATTCAAGCATTGGCTGGAATATTGTTTTGATTGTTTCAACGAATGGAGCTAAGGTTGTTGTTACACTGTCCCAAGCGCTAGATAAACCGCTTGTTGTACCTTTCCAAAGATTAGCGAACCACTCCTTGATACCATTCCAAGCATTTTTCACACTATCAACGGCATCTTTAGCACCTTGTATTGTTCCATCCCAAAGTCCTTTGGCACCGTTTTTGATATTGTTCCAGGTATCAGAGAACCATTTGACTGCGCTGTCCCAAGCTTTAGTAATGTTATCCCAAACATCTTTGGAAACTTTTACTAAAGATTGCCAAGCAGAGCTAAGAAATTTAACAAAATTTGACCATATTTGTTGCCCTGCTTTTGTTTGTGTAAAGAAATAGACTAATCCAGCTACAACAGCAGCAATTGCAATTACTATAAGCATGATTGGATTAGCGTCCATTACTGCATTAAATGCTGCTTGAACACCAGTAGCTATCTTAGTAACTGTATTCCATGCAGTAATTGCACCCTTCCATAGTTTGTACGCTGTTATCCCAGCTGTTATTCCAGCAACTAATGGTGCTATCCAATCTTTATTTTGATTAACGAACTCAAACAGAGTTTTAAATGTAGCAATTATTCTTGCAATTACACTAATAACTGGAGGAATAGCTTTTGTAATTGCACTAAAAACTTGATTAACTACAGTTTTTAACTTGTCAAAATTCTGAGCGATTGACCCAAGGCCTGCGCTCTTCATTCCATTATCAATTGCAGATAAAACATTCGCCAAACCTTTCACTACTGCTGTTTTTACATTTGAGAACGAGGTTTTTATCCCTGCTGAATTTTTCTTAGCAAGTTCCGCAAATCCTCCAACACCGTCATTCAATTTAATTAATCGACTATTAAAGTCATCGAATGTAATTTTCCCACTTTGTAAAGCATCATATAGCTCACTAACCGAATTTACACCTTGGTCTTTAAAAGACTTAGCAACTTTATCCATTGCAACGGGCATTGTTTCTTGGATTGAGCGCCACGATTGCATATCAACAGTTCCCTTAGATAACATTTGAACATATTGTTGCATCCCTCGGCTTGCATCTGCAGTTGAAGCACCAGAAGCTAGAAAAGCATTGTTTAACGCAATAGCAGTATCAGTTCCTTTTGTTAAGCTTCCTGTAGATATAGCAAGTTGTTGAGTATTGGATACAATTTCATTAAGAGAGGTAGGTAAGCCATCAATTCCTTTATTCAGTTTTGCCATTGATTTATCAACATCAGAAGCAGAATAACCAAGCGCCTGCATTACAACAGGATACTTATTCAAAGTATCAAATCGATCTATAGCGCCATCTAATGAATTTCTAACCAAACCTACCGCAGAATCAACAAGTTTAAAAACTCCAACCCCTTTAGCAATATCTAGGATAGAAGTATTTGTATTTTGTGAGCTTTTATCTAATCCTCCCATTGAACTATCTGCTTTATTCATGGTTGAAGTGAAATTTTTATCAACAGCACTCAAAACTGCTTCTACACTATAAGATTCCATATTTTCCTCCTTTCCTAGTTATTTGCTTTTTTCATGAGATCAATTAGTTTGTTGTCCTTTTTAAAAGTACTGTCCGGACTTTCGATTCCTAAAATATCGTTCTCAAATTTTTCCTTATCAAAAAACTTCTTGAAGTTTGAATAAACCGGGACTTGCTTCTTACCTTGTTGTTTCGTTGATTGAACTTGCCAATTTGCCCATGCTTGTTGGTAAATTAATTCTTGCTCATCAAGTCTTTTTAGCCTATAAGCTTTCAGTCTTAATTCATACTCCGAAATGGTCATGCGCTCTATATCTCTTAGATTGGCAATTCCGAGATAACGCAGGCAATTTATCTGAACTTGTTCATAGAGTTTGTCAAAATCTGTTACTGTAGATTTTTGTTGACTTCTTTCTCGAAGTTCAACGTTTTCTTCTTGGTAAATTCCGACTTTTTTAATTCTTCGAGTACTAAATCAAAAAGCGCATCAACTCCATTTTCTTCAATCCATTCGATTATTCCCTGCTCAGAGACGCGGGGATTTTCTGTTGCATTCGCAGTTTTTAACATTTCAACAAGTGTTTCGATATCTCCACTAAAAAAGTTCATCAAAGCATTATCTAAACCGGCTTTTAAAGTCATTCCACGCTCTGTGACTTCATTTTTTTTGTTCAATTCCTTAATAAATCGATAACCAAAAGTAAAAGTGTATTGTTTGTCATTAATTGTTAATTCCATTTTGAATTCTCCTTAAAAAAATAAAAGAGAGACTCAGCTCTCTTTTAACTCGTTGTTTATTATTCAGTGCCCTCTTCAGTTTCTGATGGTTCCTGTTCCTCTTCAGTTTCTGATGGTTCCTGTTCCTCTTCTTTAACCGTATCTTTGAAGACATACTGAACAACATCGGCTTGTTCATCAGTGAGTGTGGCATAGCCTTTTTGTGGTTTACCAAATACACCAAATTCCAAGCTTAGTTCCAGCGCATCTTCTGAATTAGGTTCATAAGAGAAACTTGTAAGATAAGCACGAAGATATTTCGCTTTGTACTTGTCTTTATTTTCTCCATCAGTTCCTTTTTCCGCTTTATCAATCTCCCAAACTTCAAGGATTGCTGCATCGTCAAACGCTTGGTCCATTTCGTCAAGATGCGGGTCACCATTTGCTGCAATAGATGTGGCAGACAAACTATATTCAACTTCCGCAAGAGCCCCAATTGGCCCATCTTTTGTGGCTGTGGTATTGTAATCTCGAGTTTTTTCATTCGAGTGTTCGGTTTGGAACGCAAGTTTCCAAGCGGCTTCTTCTGTTGCTTTAGAGAGCAAACGATAGAGCAAGATAATATCTTTACCCTGTTTGGCTATTAATTCCGTCATATTAAATCTCCTATCTTAGTCTAAATTCTAAGTTAATCAACGCTCTTTTGAGCGGCGTATTTGTTGTATCGTCCAACATTTGAATGGTGCTTGCTTGTAAGTTTAACGCCCAATAATAGCCGTCTGTGGCATCTATATTTAGCGCTTGGTTAAATATATCACTTGCCATGTCAGACACTTCTTTGCGCTTCTTCTGTAAGCCCCAAACAGATAATGAAAGACTTACTGTCCCCTTGATATCCGTTTTATTTGGTTCATGAATGGTTTGAGTATTTTCCATTTCAACAAAAGGATAGCCTACTTCATTCATTTGCTTATAATCATAAACGGTATAACCCAAAGCTTGAATTCGTTTGAACATTTCATCAAAAATAGATTGGTCTCGAGTTTTAATCATTTTAACAACCTTTCTAAATCTTTAATGAATACGCCTTTTTGCTCATTATATGCTGGTTTTACAAAAGGCTGAGCAGATTGAAAACGAGTGCCGTATTCAACATAAGCAGAATAATCTGCATGTGGTCCAGCTTGTCCGCTGAATCCGCCCTCTGTTACCTCCATTTTAATGGATCGTTTCATATATCCGGTGTCAACTGGAGCAAGCTTCTGCATATTCGCTGTCATATTTGAAGTATTAGACTTTACAACTTGTTGAACATCCTTTAAAGAAGCTGCTTTATCCAAATGTTTTACAAGCTGGTCAATCCCTTTAAAAGATAAGCTAGATTTCATTAACTCACCTCCTGCAAAATAAAAGTATTTCGCTCACTAGGATTTCGATAGGTTGTTAAAGCCCAGTTTTTATTGTCAAACTCAATGTAATCATATTCTGGCATCACAAAAAGGGGCATCATTCGCATAACTTTTGCCCCTTTTTTAATATCTCCAAAAACTTTCACACTTCTGTCCGTTCCAATATCAGTGATGTTTGCACTAAAAATTGTTCGAGTTGGTTCTTTTTCAACCCATTCGCCCAAATCAGGGTCATAGTATGACTCAGGCGATTCTTTGATAAAAGTAACTTCATCTAAATATCTCAATACAATCTGAACCTCCCAATCTTCTTATCTCCCTCAGCTTCTTTTGATTTTCGCCATGATTCAATCTCATCAGCATACTCGTCAAAATCAGATTCTGAAAAAGTCATACTTAGCCCTTCTTGTGAGTAGGACTGCATCCCCTCTTGACCAATGCGATTGAAACGCTTCAAGGAAACGTCCAAAACAACATATTCTAGTTCTGATGGTACTTCTTTTATATCAGAACCGAGAATCAGCAATAAACGTTCACGAGTGCGTTTTTCGATGACTTCCAAGCGCTCATCTGATGAACCGCCTAAAAGCTTTTTTAAATCATCAGTGATAGCCATTTTCTTTCTCCTATTCTGTAGGACTTACTGTTACTTCACAAGTTACGGTTAAACCATTAGCTGTAGTACCAGTAATTGTTGTTGTTCCTTCCGCCTTAGCAGCTACACTTCCTTGTTTCGGTGTTACCGTAGCAATCGTAGAGTCGCTTGAAGTAAAGGTAACTGTTTTATCCTCTGCATCTTCTGGTAAGACACTTGCTGTCAATGTTTCGTTTGCCCCAACTACAAGTGATAACGTTGTTTTATTTAACGTTACGCTCGTAGGGGCTACGCTTTTTTTGGAGCAGCTAAAACAACTTTTGTTGGATCATACAAGTAAGTTGTATAATGTTCGTCTGCGGTCATAACAGTCGTTTTTGTGATAATGTTGCGGTCACTTTCAACTTGAACAGAGCGTTTCATGATAAGTTTAATGGCTGGTTTAGCTGAATTAAGTTTAATGAAAATTGCGTTCCCGGCTTCAATTTTATTAGATTCGATAATTTGAACACCTAGGACCTCAAATTTAGTTCCATTAACCAATGCGTTCTGCGCCACATCAGAGCCAGTACCTTCTGCTCGTGCAGATTTACGAAGCTTAGCGGCATCAACTGGGTTCATCAAAGCTACAACTGGACTGTCGTCGTCATCTCCAACAGAAGAAAATACTGTCAATGCTGCTTGCACTCCATCTGAATCTGCTGAAAAGTCTACAGTTTGAGTTGCAGTTTTAGCGGCTTCCAAAATGTCATTATCAACTTTATTGGCGATTGCCATACCAAGTTGTTTAGAAGATTCCCCTACTGGGTCGCCGTAACCAGACAACACAGCTTCATCAGTGATTTCTGTACCTTTAGCGGCTTTTTTAACAGTTGCTGAAGTTGTAGCAGTACCGAGTTTGTCGAGTGGGATAGCTGCGCCCTCAGCCACATCTTCGGCATCGCCAATATATTTATATGCTGGGAATTTAAGAGTGTCCCCTGGATTTCCTTGCAAAGTATTGTCTACACTTGCGAGGGGTGTGAAACGCATCCCGTTTGCGAATTCATAAGATACGATAGGTGCAAGAACTTCTGGATTTACCAAGTCTGCTAATTTTGTAATTTCATCTGCCATTTTTAATTTCCTCCTGTAATGTGTTTAAATGTTTGTGGATCGTTTTTGAATAATTCAGCTCTTTCAGAAGCTGTCATACGGTCAAAAGATTCTTTCGTAACTTTATTTCCAGTTCCAGTAGGAACTTTTCTAGGTGTTACCCCTGTGTTTCGTGCTTTTTCCCATTGTGAGCGTTGATTATCAAGTAAATTGAGGAATGTTTTCACATTGCTATAAGTCTTTTCTTCATCAACATCAACCAATAAAGCAAGTTCTTCAGATTTAAGAGCAATCCCACTTTCTTTCAATACTTCGTCAGCTTCACTTGTAATATTAGAAAGTTTGATTTGTGCTTTTAATGCTGCAATTTCGTCATCTTTTTCTTTTTGGAGGTCTGCGGCTTTTTCTTCGTCAGATTTTTCTTTAATCGACTTCTTGCCACCTTTTTCCAATTCTTCAATACGTGCCAAGGCTTGCTCAAGCTGTGTTTTTGTTTCATTTTTTTCAGCTTGTTCTTTACCGATTCGTTTTTGAAGTTTTTCGACAATTTTGTCATTGTCAGTTGATTGTTCTTGTTGCTCTTCTTCATTCGTTTCTGTTTCTGAACCAGCTTCAGACGTCTCATCGGCCGCTTCTTCTGCGAACAGTTGCAAATTAAGGGGTAAAAGTTCTGTTTGTTCCATTTCTGGTTCCTCCTACTCGCATTTAAAGACTTGGGGGTCTGATTTTCTCGTGTTTTATTTAGCGTCCACAACATCCGGAAACGGACAAGAAAAGCGCCTGTCAGTGACAAACGCTTTATTTTTTTAAGTTCCTGGTATCCAATCTTTTAACTCTTTGAGTGTTTTGTAGGCTTTTTTCATCATACTATTGTCATCCAGATATTCAATCCCTTTAATTGTAATTTTTATATCAGATAACCCATTAATTAACTTACCGTCTTTGGTTTCAATAAAAGATATGCCTTTAATATAGCCATTTTCTTTTAGTTCCTCAAGAATATCATTCAGATAAGGATAACTCACTCTGTAATTCTGTGGGTCAAAAACTCCTGGATCAATTTTTTCGCCTTTTTTCATTGCATGATAAAGGTAAGCCAAAATTTTATAAGAGATATAAAAGAAATCATCTTTAGCCATCTATAACCTCGCTTTCGTTAATATTATTTTACCATAAGTAGAATTTTATCCTTTTCTTATTCTGCGCAATTCTTCAATCGCTTTGTTAGCTTCTGCTCTATCGTCAAACGCTTGCTTATATTCGTCTTGACTGATTACTTTTCTATCAAGTAAATCATCCCAGAAACCTTTATCATCAACATGCGGTGCCGTGCTACATCTACAGAACGGATGCATATTAGGAGCATTGACTCCTGGCGACATATCCTTTAGTTTGAAAATTTTCCCATTCAATGCTCCACAAATTGAACAAGCTGATGGTTCAGCAATATACTCATAGCTATCAATATCTGCTTTTTTATAGCTTTCTTCTTGAATAGCTGTTTGAATTCTCGTTGTTTCTGAAACTAGTAATCGTTGGGCGTTGTAAGTGGCATTGAGCTTTCCCTTTTCTGTCATTAGCCTTTTTAGTTGTGGGGCTAGTGCTTTTGGATTGATTCCACCAGTCACTGACCGGATGAGAAGTTTTTCAATATCAGCTTTCAATTCAAATTGATATTGCCAAAGCTTGTCAGAAAAACTGGCAAATCCTTCGACTTTATAACTTCCATTTAGCACTGATTCAACTAAACTGTTATACCCTTTCTTTGGAACACTTAAACCAAGAATTCCGGCTTGTCTTTCAAATTCTGTGAGAGCTGCGCCAGTCAAACTCTTTGAGAAATATTTGTCCAAGTCGTCAAATACAGAAATAAGCTCCAGACCAATATTTGCTTTCAGAAGTTCTAAACGATTCACTCTCATGGTTAAGTTATAAAGTTTCAACACTTGATTTGCTTGATGGGAAAAGTCTTTTTCTTCAACGTATTTCTTAGCTTTATTGGCAAATGCTTTGACATCCATCTTATCCGCACGTTTCATGGCTTCACTAATAGAAATCCCTTGACCATTCGCAAAATTTTGCCAGTTGACATTGATTTCTTTCTGAATAGCTTCTTGGGCTTCAAATAGCTTATCCATGATTTGCTTCATGCGTTTGGTATCATCTTTGATTTGTTGCTCTTGCCATGCTTTCTCACGTTTTTTCCAGTAATCAGGAGTTTTCATAAGCTACTCCTTATTTGCTTCAGGAACTTCTGTTCCCTTTTCACTAGGTTGCTTGTCCTGGTCAAACATAGGTATAGAAGAGCCTTCTTTTTTGATTTTCTTCATTTCAGCTTGAACATCTGGAATAACAGAAATGACACTCAAAGCAGTCTCTTGGCTTGTAATTCCCATAAGAATATTAGCAGTCTCAGCTTGCTCTTTAATATCTTTTGGTTCATTACGAGTAAAGGTGTATTCAATATCTTTCCATGCATCTTTGTTTGAAACATTAGTACTTAACTCACAATATAATTTGTAACGACTATTCAAAGAAGATTGGAACTTACGTTGAAAGGATAATGCTAAGTTACTCATCGCTTGAAGTTTGTAAGCTAATGAAACACCACTTGTTGAGCCAAAAGATTCATCAGAAATATTCGCAACCATTGTTGTTTGGAAGATTAATTTAGTCAGTCGGTCCAATAGGTTTTCTGTTTGAGAATCACTATCAGGTTTGTCCAAGAATTTTACTTCTATCTTTGATGAAGTTCCTCCCTGACTATTCTGATTCTTATCATAATAATTAATTAAGCGATTATCTCTGATATTTTTAGCATCTTCTTCGTCTATTTCTGCTCCCATGAAAGCCAAATACTGGTCACTGAAATAATCAACGTCATTTGCTTTTTCACTAATAGCTTTGTTAAAAGCGTTGACTAATGAAACAACAGATTCAAAGATACTCATTCTTTCTTCGTTGAAGTAGAATTCTACAATAGGCAACTCTGAAAAAGGATTAAGTGCTTGCTCAGTCATGTTGTAAAAGCCCATCGTTCCATTCAAAGCATAAGTTTTTTCTTTGGTATAAACTTCCCCATAAAGTTTATAGTCATCATCATAGCCATATCGCACAGCAAATAACGGTTCTTGCTTAATCGTGTCATCATAAACCATGAACATGTTTGTGGGGCTATTATAAACGACATTTGTTTTAGTGTCTTCATCTTGGTATAAAAGCTCAAAAGCTCGACCATAAATACAAGCCATTTTTGCAAGCTCTGACTCTTCATCTTCCATGTCATTCAGATTATCAAATTCTTGTAATTTAGCAAGTATCTCTTTGTCCTTATGAGACTTTTTAACTGGAATACCATTAAAGTATCCAGTAAAAGTATCTACAATATATTTTGTAAAATTTACAGTTAAACGATTATCTGGTTTCCATGACTCTTTTGGTTCAGCATTATCAATATCCATTATGCCTCGATACATATCTTTCAAATATTTATATCTAGCAACTTCTAATTTATGCTTTTCCATGAACTTACTAATAACTTCATTTGTGATAGGTTCATCTTTTGGGAAAGTCATTATTTTTGGTGGTTTGTGTTTCACTTAGAAACCTCCTTTTATATTTTAAATGATTTCAAGCCAGCTTTCATTCGTTTACCGCTCATTGTTTCAGCAATACCAGTTGTTGCATCCGGCGCATCATCGTGTTTGTTTTTACCTTCACGTTGATAAGTCGTCATTGCTTGATAGTATTCTGGGAAGCGAGTTCGCCAGTCATTCGGAAAGCGGACGTGCTGTTCTATCCAATAACTATTTGAATAAATTCGAGATTCCTTATTATTTCCTTGGAAGAAGTCTTCTACAGCACAAGCGACTTTCCCTTGAATCTTTTCTCTGACAGACCGAGCAAAAGAGCGGCCACCATTGTTACGCTCTATTCTTGATTCATTAACACCATTGTTTATTAATTGGTTTGCCACTGCGTTTTCTGTGTATTCCATCGGCTTTTGAGTGTAAATAATATCTAGTACATCCGCAAAGCCGTCTGGGGTTTCGCCCCAAACAATCGAGCAGAGGTAGTCCTTCCCAGTATCTGCAGTATCGCAGTAATTCCAAATCTTTTTATATCCTGAACGAGCATCATATGTTTTGAACTCACTGTATAATCGTCCTCTGATATCAATTGGTTCTTGTTGGTAGTTGGCACTGGCAATGTCAGCTCCCATAGTTTTTACTTTACGCTGGTAATCTTCAAGGCTCAGGACCTCATCACAAAGCATTTCATTTGTCTGCTCATTGAAAGCTTTAAAATTAATATGCTTTACTCGATACCCATTCTTAGGTAATTCACGCAATGCTCGTCCAGCTAAGTCTTCGCTATGCCAACGAGTCATATTGATTATGATTTTACCGCCTGATTCTAAACGTGAAAGCATAGTATTAACAAACCATTCCCAGTGCTTTTCTAAGACAGTCGCATTGTTGGCTTCCTCAGCATTCTTGATAACATCATCAATGATAATAATGTCAGCGCCGAAGCCTGTTGCAGTACCTGTTGGAGAGGTTGCCAGATAGTTATTATAGCCGTCTGACAAACTCCAAAGGTTTTTCGCGGCATCCCCATACTTAATTGCAGCATCGAAAATATCAGAGTAAACGATTTTGTTCTCGTCTGCTTTTTCTTCTTGGAGCGTATTACGAACATTTTTAGAAAAGACTGTAGATAAAGTTTCGTTATATGAACCAGTCATGATTTTCTTCGTGTGGTCATTACCAAGCACCCACTCTACAAATTTACCAAGCGTGAGCGACTTCCCGTGACGTGGCGGAAGATTTAAAACTAAAACATCATGTTCATCATCATTTAGAAATGACTGAAACTCTTCGCACATTGTCACCAGATAAGCTCTATCACGTTTATAAAAGCTTGGCATGATGAGATTACAGTAATCAAAGAAAAAGCGCTTGGACAGCTCGATTTTTGCCCCTAGCGCTATTTTATCCATCACGACTCGCCAACTTTCTAAGCTCTTCTTCTGTCAGATTTTCATATGGATTATTAATATTAAGTTTACCATTAAC